AGTTTGCTATTGGAGCAAGGTCTGATGCTGATCGTGAATTTGACGGGCTTATAGATGAAGCAATAGTGTTTGATAGAGCGATAACAACTGCGGAAGTAATTGATTTATATACCAACGGAATAAGTGGGGATACTGGCCAAAGTGATTAAACGATTATTATTAATATTACTGTTCTTAACCCCGATAACCGCTCACTCTGCAATTATCTTTGAGGACGGGTTTAGCGTTGAAGTTGTTGTTAAAAAGAATTTTACCAAAACACAAATCATTGAAAAGTTAGTAAAGATACGACGACAGCAAACCGAAGCAGTCCAGGCAAGAGATGCCAATCAAGCAAAGATTGCTCAGTTACAAAATCGAATTGATAATCTTGTAGAGGTAATTGCAGCATTAAAAGATGTGCCGGTTGTTGAACTAGCAATAGAATAATCGAGGAGGAAATTATGTTTAGAAAATTGTTGGCAATTGTAATAACGGTTTTAGGATTTTCAATATCTATATCATTTGCTGCAGATGTAACGGTGACTTCTGGTGATAAATATACACCGGGTCAAAGTAAATCGGTGCGAGTACAAATGCCAGAACATACATGGATTGCTGCAATAAATAGTATGAATGTTGAAATAACCGGTGGTGAGTTCATTGAAATTCGAGAGGAATTTCCAAATAAAGAATTAGTCGCAAATGGAACAAAGTGGTTGGTGTATGGTTTAGATAATACAGTACTCGAAGGTGATAATTTAATTTTTGAAATTATGCCAACGAATGATAATATCCTTACACTTACAGTATCGGATTTACAAGCTGCTAGTCCAGATGGTGAAATGATTAATGTTGAAGATTTTACAGTAACAATGACCAGTACCATGGATTTTGATAGTGATGGTGAATTTGATAGTGATGATGTGATGTATGTGTTCAATCAATACTTAATTAGCAATGAATTCACGTTTGAATTTTTAGTGCAGTTTTTACGTGAGTATGTTAACCAGTAGGGAGGCTTTACTGTGTCTGATGAATCTCACGTATATCCGCATCCAGAATGTTTAGAAAAATTTGAAAATTTACGGGAGAAACACCCACTGAAAGAATGTATGAATAAATTTCAAGAAGTCACAAATAAGCAACATGAAAGAGATTTAGTCATGCAGGATGTTAAAAACACAGTGACCCATATTAAGGATAGAATTGATAACGGCATGTCCCTTACAATTAAAGATATAAAAGATAAGCTTGATCAAGATTATTTGCAGCTTACTGACGTGAAAACAACTATAAAGAATCATGGTTTTTGGATTGAGTGTTTACAATTTTTTGTTAAGTGGATAATTGTTATTTCGATATCTGGGGGAATTGTAAGTATTCTATGGAGTGTCATTAGAAATTATATGCAAAATGGGTAATGTTATGATAAATGATAAAACAAAAGTTACCATGACTGCAGCAACAGTTAATAGAATCATACATGAAATTGTTTTTATGATTCATAAATTAAAAACAATAAAGTGTAGATTTCAATGTACTGAAAAAATAAAAAACGAATTACGAATGTTAGAGAAAGAGTTAATGCATATAAGAAAAGAACTTATTGAAGCTGTTATGGTTGTTTGTATGTGTATGCTTATTGGTTGTGCTACATATGGTAGCATCACAGAATATGAATATGAAAAGAATGAAGCCGGTGAATACACAAAGGTTCCGGTTGCATCGGTTGGTGTTCGGATGTTGAGTACAAAAGGTGTTGAGTTTAGTACGAAACGTGCTGGCAATCAAATAGATTATGAACAAAAAGATATTATGGATAATGTAGAAAATCTAGCAACAGTTGGTGTAGCTGCAGGAACTAAATATTTAAATCGTACTAATGTAGGGATCCCACAATAATATGATAGCAGAATTTGATTTAAAAACCGAAATTGATTTCTATAAGCAAATGTCTAAAATGCTACAGGAAGAAGTTGTGCATTATGATTTCACAACAGATGATATTTTAGCATTTCTAAGAAAAGCTGGATTAATATTGGTTCCTAAAATACGACAAATGATTGTGTGGCATTTAAATAAAGCAAGAGACCATTCTATTATTCGTTCTGTTGTTCGTGCACCTCGTGGTGGTGGTAAGACTTTTTCAATTGCTGGTGGAATTGAATTTCCATTGTTTCATTTTTTTGATTATGATTGTGTTAATCTTGGTGGTTCGAAAGCACAAGCAGATAAAGCATATGAAATCGTGCAAGAATTTATACTAGATCCAACCGTAGCACGCCACATTGAATCTAGTATTCAAAAACGAACTAAAAAAAGAAATGGTACATGGATTAATGTATTAGCAACATCTAGTAGATCAGTACGTTCACCGCATCCAGGAGGACCAAAAAAAGGTGGACTGTTATTTATAGATGAAGAATGCGAAATCCAAGATCCCAAGATTGTAAAGTCTGCGAAACCAGTTGTTGATAGTGCCAATCCATCAGCAATCATCCGTGCAAGCACTCAGCATAGAATAGATGATACCTTTGAAGAAGTTTGGGACAAAGCCAGAGAACAAGGTTATACGCGATTCTGGTGGGATATATTTGATGTGTGTGAGCATTGCACACGCAAATGCTGGGTTAGTGTAAAGGATGATCCAAAGAATGGTTGTTATGATGCATTAAGAAAAGATACATATGGTGCTGATGATGTTATATCAAAAAAAGGATATTGTCGAGGCCGTGCAAGACATGATGGATTGATATTTAAATGTTCGAAAGAAGGTAATTGGACAAAACGATATATGAAAGAATATGATTGGAAAAAAGCAACAGAAGGATGGATTCAATTACGTGAAATTTTTCAAGCATATATAGAAACCGATAGCGAAACATTTGAAGTTGAATATTTAGGTAGGAAAGCACAACGTAAAGGTAAAGTATATCCAGGAGATAAAATTGATGAAGCATTGGTTGAAGAATTTTTATTGAGTCAAAAAACATTACGACGATTAAATAAATCCATTGGAGTAGATTGGGGGTTCGCAAATGAATGTGCAATCATTTATGCATTTTTTTATAACAAAAAAATTTACATATATCGTGTGGAATATTTCACACATTTAGGAATTGATCAAACCGTTGATCATATTAAAGATCGTGCTAAACAAGATGGTCATGATATGGTATTGGCAGATGCAGAAGGCGCATATGAAAATAATAAATTATGTGATCATGTTCATACAATATCTGTGCCGTTTAATGTTTGGAAAGATTTTGGTGTAAAGAATATAAAAAATTTATTGGAAAAAGATCGGTTACGGATTATTAAATATTATAATGGTGATTTAAATCCTGGATATGAAAAGTTTGTAAATCAATTATCAGGATACCGGTATGATGATCATGGTAATTATGTGAAACGAGATGACCATGGTCCAGATGCTGCCTTGTGTGGTTTGTTAAACTGGGCTCCAAAACGTAAAGATAGAAAAGGTAAACATAGTAAAATTGGGACAAGTGAAGTTTCTATGGTGTCCGTATGAGAAATAAAATTGTTATTAAATGTAAAAATTGTGGATTTTCAGCAATTCAAATTGATAATGTATTTGATATGGATAATGGTGGTGATGATGAAGATGTCGAATTAGATACCTGTCCACGATGTTTTTGTCCAATTGTTGATATTGAAGATGAAGAAGAAATGTCTGAATTTAATACAATGCAAGATAACAAAGATTTAGGAACCGTGCATAAATTTGAACTTGAGGATTAAGTGCTATGACAATAAAAAAACAAACATCACAGAAAATTATGAATACAAAAAATGTTAAACGAATTCCTGTTGCAATTTCTAAACAACAAATCAATGAAAAGGCAACAAGTGTATTAGTTGAATTAGCTGGTCAATCACAATACTCAAGTCAAGGTAAACCAACAAAGAATATGCAAAGATTTTTAAGCTCGTACGAAAGGTTTGTATGGGTGTATGCATCCATTTTTACAATTAGTAATGCTGCTGCTGGAATTCCATTAGCATTATATAGTACAGATTCTGATGGTGAAATGGAAGAATATGTATCGCATCCATTGTTAACATTATTAAGAAATCCAAATCCATATATGACACAACATGATTTAATAGAATTAACATATACATATTTAGAATCTACTGGTAATTGTTTTTGGGAATTAGTAAGAAATGAATTCAATGTTATTACATCAATATATTTATTACGACCAACTAGAATAGAAATCGTACCAGATAGCACACATTATATAAAAGAATATATCTTTGAAATTAATGGTGCACGAAAAACATTTGAAACTCGTAATGTGTTGCATTTAAAGTACCCACATCCTATGAATGATTATTGGGGATTATCACCATTAAGTTCTGCATCAGATGCATTAATGCAAGAAGAAAATTCTATAGCATATAATAAAAAGTTTTTTTCTAATTCAGCACGACCAGATATGATGTTTATTGTGCAAGATACAATGACCGGTAAAAATTTTAAACGATTAGCAAGCCAAATAAAACAAACATTTGGTGGAGTTAATAAAGCACATTCAGCATTGGTCACACAAGGCAGTGATATTAAAGTTGATAAACTTGGGTTTGCTCCAAAAGATTTAGAATTTTTACAATTAAGAAAATTTAATCGAGAAGAAATATTGGCTGTGTTTGGGGTTCCTCCTGCAATGGTTGGTGTGTTTGACACAGCAATACGAGCAAATGCACAAGTACAACGTGAAGTGTTTTGGGAAACTACAATGGTGCATAAAATTAAAAAAGTAGAAGCTGCTATAAATCAACAGTTGACTCCTGATTTTGAACGATTTAATGTTAATGATGGTAATTTAGAAATTAAATTCATATTGTCTAGTGTAGACGCATTGAGTGCTATATCAAACGATGATGCGAAACGTGTAAATGAAATAAAAACAGGGGGTATTATTACTACAAATGAAGCTCGTTTAGAATTGGGATATGAAACCATACCTACTGGTGATGTATTAAACGTTCCAATGAATACCCAACAAATTGATATTGAAACTGGAATGCCAATACTTAATACAGAAAATACTGAGATCCCTATTTCTGTTAATAGTGTATCAAAAGAGAAAGCTGCGTTTCTTATAAAACAAAGTGATATTATACGGCAACCGTTTGAACAAACATTAACTCAAAATTTAAAAACATATTTCATCGAATTAGAAGCAAGTGTACAAGAAAAATTATCTCGATTAATGAAATATAAACGTAAAAAATATTATAGTAAAAGCGTTTCAGTTGATTCAATATTTCTAGAAGCAGAAAATGTTGATAAATTAGTAATACTATTAACACCTATATTAGAAGGAATAACTGCAGCAGGAGGCAACAGTTCAATATTAGAAATTGCGATTGATTTAAATTTAGGAACATCACCTGGATTAAATTTAACAGATCCATTGTTTAGAGAATTTATTAAAAATAGAGCATTTGAATCATCTACATCAATAACAGAAACAACAAAAAAAAGAATACGTCGAATATTAACTAATGCATTGGATGAGGGTGCATCATTGGTTGACATTCGTCGTAGTATGAAAACAGAATTAACAGGTAAAGCAATTGATAGCCGAATTAATACTATCGTAGAAACTGAAGTGAATACCGGGTTGTCTCGTGGAAGAAGATTAGGTATGGAACAAACGAAAGCAATAATGCCAGATCTTAATTTACTTAAAGTATGGATTAGTGTTCGAGATGATAAAGTACGATTTACCCATATGCAAAATGATACGATTTCAAACGAAACCCCATTACCATTAGATCAACCATATCCAGCAAATGGATTATTACATCCGCATGCATCGGGTGCACCGCCAGAAGAAGTTATTAATTGTAGATGCATTGAATCCTATGTGTCAGGAACTGGAATTGGAACTCGTGCAATACATGGTAAACGATGTAAACGAAAAGTACGATTTACTGATGGATTTAAAATTGTGAAACGAAAACTTCATTATACATTTAATGAATTGTTAATGAAAGAATGTAAAGTTAAATTATACAATGCACTATTACAAAATAAGGAGAAATCATAATGGCTGATGGATTAAAAAAAAGAAGTTTGTCTACTAAATTAACAGGAAACAAATCAAATGAAGAATTGATTGCACCTGGAGATAATGCGCCTGCTGGAAAGCAACGTATTATTATTGATAGAATTTTAATTGTTAATTCTGGTTCAGGCACCGTTACATTATTAAGTAAAGGTAGTTCAACTGCAATCACTCCAGCATTTGATCTTATAGCAGGAGTCCCATTACCAATAGATCAAGAATTATATAAAACATTAAAAACATTGCCGGGTGAAGGTCTTGGTATAACAACAACCGGTGGTGTTAATACATCAGTGTTAGCATCATATCATTATTCGCCGTAATGAAAGGGTAATACACAATGGATTCAATGAATAAATCAACACCAAATTCAGAAAAATCTAATCATCGAATGGGAGATTATTTAAAAAATTCTGTTGGTAAGTGTGTAAAAGTTGATCAGATTGTTAACATTGCATTTAATAGAAAATATTGGAATTCTATTGGATTAATACAAACATGGTTATCTAATCGAAATATTGACATAAATGTTATTGTACCGAAAAGTTCATCATTTGTAGTTGGTGTGAAACGTATAATTGGCATACCAAAATATATAGATTTTGAATTAGGTGTTTGCATTAAAACTGTAAAGGCACTTATTCCACAATCAATTGTATTTGATAAAGAAATATATGATAGTGATGAAATCATTACATGGATGAACACCCATTCATATAATATAGCTAAAAAAATTGAAACTGATAATACAATTACATATATTCAATTTGATTATGAGTTGTGTGAAACACAAACAAAAAAAGAACAGATGGTCGATGATGGTATTCAGTACATTTTATATGACCGTAAAAACACAGATGGTAAGGAGGCAACAAGCATGAAACAGACTGATATAATGGAACGTCCAAAATTGGTATACAGTCACGTAGAATTAAAAGCTGTAGAACAAAAAGGTTCAGGAAATGAATTAATAATTGAAGGATTTGCATCTACTGGTGAAATAGATAGAGATTTAGATATTGTAGATCACGCTGCATTTAAAACAACATTGAGTTCTTTTATGGACAATCCTGTTTTGTGCTATATGCATAATTGGATGGAACCAATTGGAAAAGTAATTGATGTTAAAATTGTTAAACCAAATGAAGAATTAATGTTTGGCAATAAAAGTATAAAGCAACCAACAGGTGGATTGTTCATTAGAGCAAGTATTAGTAAGACTGAAGAAAAGATTGGTGAAAAAATTAAAGAAAATATTTTAAAAGCATTCAGTATTGGGTTTATGATTAAAGATGCTGTGTTTGATGAAAAACTTGAAGTTAGACGCATTACAGATTTAGAATTATTTGAAGTGTCTGTTGTTAGCATACCATCAAACAGACAAAGTTTATTTTCATTAGCAAAAGCATTAAAACATGGTACGGATATTATTGGTGATAATGATAAAGATACAGTGACAAATCAAATAGCCGTTTCTAAAGATAGTACATTATTTAGAAATAAGTTGATTGAACAGATGCATGAAAAGAAAATGTGTTTGAAAAATATGTCATCCGATGAACTTGTTAAAACAGTGAAGGCATTGGTTGAAACAAAAGCTGAAAATGAAAAAGTCGAATATACTGGAACGACTGGTTCGGAATCTAGTGATGCAACAACAAGCCACACACATGAATATAAGATATATGTTGAACGTGATGAAAATGGCCAGATTACATCAGTTGATGGATTAGCAGCTATGAACCAAGATCATGAACATCCTATTCGAGAATTGAATGCTACAGAAATTGTGGACAATCATAAACATGAATATGTAATAAATCTAGATCAAGCATCAGATCCAGAATCTACACAAGACCAAGAAGGTGATTCAACACAAGAAAATCCAGAAGATAAATCATATAATGAATCTAAAACTTTAATAGAACATGAAAATTTAAAAAAGTATTGTGAATCTAAAAAAGATTTTCGACCTATAACAAAAGGTGGAACAATAGATGATTTTATTGGGGTACCATCTCATATACAAAAACATATTGGATTTAGTTTTAGACGATTTAAAATTGCATTGGCAATAAAATCATTTTTTGAAGTATTAGTAAATGAAAAGTATAAGATTGAAAAAATAATTAATTTAGGATATCGGGGTGAATTAGTTAGGTGTGAATATGCATATTTGCAAACTGGCCGCGAAAAAAAAGAAGAACTGTTAATAGAAGGTTTTGTGTTTACAAAAAATGAAGATGGTGTTCCTATTGTATTTCAATTGTACACAATATACAGTGGAATAAATATAGGGACATATTATAAAGATACCTGCACAGACAACGTTATTGAATTTTTTAATACGCATAAACGATGGATGGCAGATCACAACTTTTATAAAAATGAAACATTAGATGTTGAAGGTAAATTTTTACCAATAGTGAAATATGAATTTGATGATGTTAAATTACCAGAAGATAAAAAGCAAAGTATAAAAGTTAGTACATTAGATTTTTTTAATAAAAAAGATATGTACATAAAAAATAATTTGCCATTTAAACGAGGAATGATTTTTGCTGGCGAACCAGGTACTGGCAAGACCTTAACTGGAAAAATATTAATGTCAAAGTCTGATGTCACATTTATATGGGCAACTGCTCGTGATTTAATATATCCATCTGATATAGAATACATATTTGATATGGCTAAAGAATTATCACCATGTATTATATTTGCGGAAGATATCGATAATTACGTAACATCTTCATCTTGTATTGATATTATAAAAACTCAAATGGATGGATTAGAATCGATGGATGGATTGGTCACAATTCTATGCACCAATTTTCCACATAACATTCCAAAAGCTTTAATTGATAGACCAAGTAGATTTGATGATGTTATAAAATTTGAATTACCTGATGAATCGTTAAGATTTGATATTTTAAAAATACATTCAGTAAATATGGTTATTGATAATAGGGATGAATCCTTAAAGGTTATTGCAAAAGACAGTGATGGATTGACTGGTTCACATTTAAAAGAATTAATAATATATGCAATGTTACTTTCTGTTGATAATAATAGAGAGAATATTATGATAGAGGATTTAAAAAAATCATTAAAAAAGATTATGGGTATTCGAATTGAATATGGTAGTAAAGCTGAAACAAAAATGAAAGATATGTATGCGACAATGAAATCAAAATCACATATATCAAAAAGTTTGAATGAAAAAATATACAATGTGCCGCAAGATATTATGAATGACATTATTGATACTATGGTTAAAGATAATGTTGATAGTGATACGTTATTAAAAATTATGGAATTTTTAATTGATCTACTTGAAAATAATACTGAAGAAGCTGTATGTAAATATTTATTAAAAAGTGTTAATGAATCACTCGATGCCAGTATAGTTATGTCGGATGATGATATTGCAGAAAAATTAACTAAATTGATAAATGAAAATTTTATTGATTAGTTATTATAAATTATCCTATTCTGGACGAAAGGAGGTGTAAAAAACACATGGCTGAAAAAACGAACGATGAAAAAGTAATGAGTGAAAAGCAACAAGAAGAGCAAAGAAAAGTAAATGTTGCTGCTGTTACGGAAGTTGTTACTGATCCTGCGAGTGATGTACATGTAGCTGAAAAAGATGTACGTGGGTTGCTTCATGAAGTTAGCGATCGCATTAAGAGTATGCAAACTAATCCTGAAAAATTAAAAGCGATGGTTGCTGAAATTCTTGATAAAAAAGCTAAAGAAGATCATGAAAGCCGATCTGCAGTTGCACGTAAAGGTGGATTTAGTGGTGTTGATGCCGAAGATCCAGGTGCTCGTATGCACGGAAGATTGAAAGGCAAACTTTCAAATCAGTTTACTTTTAAACATGCAATTACTGGAATGGTTCCCCGTAGATGGGTGAAGCGATTTGGCGAAGAATTAAGAGAACTTCATGATATGAATGATGAACTTTTGATTGTGTCGAAAGTCCTTCAAAAGAATCCTAAAGAATTGAAAATGTGGCAAGAGTATTCTGAGATGGCAGAGGATTTTGCAGCGAAAGCTTTAGTGTCAACCGTTTCTGGTTCTGGCGATGAATTTGTTCCAACAAATTTTTCTGCACAGTTGATTGAAAAACAACGATTGGCATTAAAAGTGGCTGCTCTTCATGATCGCATTCCTATGACATCAAATCCGTTTACTGTTCCATTGGAAGGATCTGATGCTACTGCTGTACTGGCTACTGAAGCTACTGTAGACGCAACGGAAGCTGGACGCATAACATCATCTACTCCAGGAACATCTAGTGTCACGTTCACCGCTAAAAAGTTAGCAGTGCGTACAATTTTTTCTGAGGAAATTAATGAAGCTAGTATTATTAATATCATTGATTTTGTTAGACAAAAAATTGCAACTGCATTGGCTAATGGCGTTGAAACTGCTACTATTAATGGAGATGATTCAGCGACTCACCAAGATGGTGATGTTACTTCAGCAACAGATGCTCGAAAAGCGTGGGATGGTTATCGTAAAATAACTCGTGCAAACGGCAAAATTGATGCTGGTGGAAATGCTTTAGCTGCTGCTGACATTCGTAATGCTCGTAAGACACTGGATAAGTTTGGTATCAATCCTGCTGAATTGGCAATTGTAGCTGGTGTGAATGGATTTCATCAGATGTTAGCCGAAAGTGATTCTAATGGTTTCAATGATTTTAGGACATTAGATAAGTTAGGTGCAAAAGCAACTATACTTACTGGTCAATTAGGTGCATTTGATGGTATGCCGGTTATTGTATCCGAATATATCCGCGAGGATGTTGGTGCGTCTGGTGTGTATGATGGAACGAATGTTGGCCGTACAACTCTTCATGTGGTAAACAAAACTCGTTTCTGGTATGGTGATCGACGTTCAATTACGTTGAAAACTTTTGAAGATATCCAAACCGATCAAATGGTTATGGTTGTCAAACAGAGACTGGATTTTGAACCAACAGAAGATACTACGAACAATGATCTAGTTGCTACTGTTATTGATATTCTAGTGAACTAATAGATAGCTAGAGTGTTGATAATCGCTTTAATGCTTGGGAGCGATAAATATTATTTATCTAGATTATGTGTAGTTCAATAATATGGACGTGAAACCAAGGATAAAAAAAATGGCGTTTTTGAGGGTGTTCGTCAGTAATAAAAACACCCTCCCATATAACGGTAAATTGAAATTGTAAATTAGGAGATTTATATCATGGCATTAACAGTTAAAAAAATAAAAAAACATAATGTAGAAGATGTGAAGATAAACACGGTTACAATAAAGAATGTAAGTTCAGATATTTATAGAGGGGATGATGCTGATTTAAATATTTCAAGTTTATCTATACGATCTGGGCAAGAAGCAGTTATCAGTGAAAAAAAAGCATTACAATTAACACATGATTTTCCAGATAAATGGCACATTATAAGTTCAGATGATTCTGCAGTGGGCGAAAAACTTATACGAAATATTACAGAAGGTGCTGCTAATCGGTATGTAAGACAAAATAAAGTTACTATTGTTAATGGTGGCATACGAAAAGTTGGTGTCGATAAATCTATTACATTATTCAGTAGGTTTACTGCAAATCTTAAAGCAGATAAAGTGAAAGTTCATATTATTAAATCAATAGAAGAATTATTATACATTGTGCGTAACAATGATTTTATTGGGTTGAATGCATATGTAACATTTGCTAAAGCAAATGAAGATGAGATTGGTGGAAATCAAAAAACAAATTTACGATATTGTTATCCACATAAAAATGATAGCGCAGTTAAAACGAAAAAGAAACATGGTCTAAAGAAAAAAGATATTGAACTTGAAAATGATCCAGCAAATATCCCAGAAGAAGATCTTGATGCAATAACAACTACGCAAGCTGGCAAAGAAATTGATATAGATGATATTGCCTCAGAATTAGAATTTGACGATCCATCAGATGATTTAGATGCTGGTGAAAAACATAAAAAAATAAAACCAACCGTTTTATAAAAAAGGCTATTATGGCTATATATACTGATGTATTGGTCGCAATGCCAAGAATTTCACGGGAACTACCAACGAATTTACAAAAGTGGTTGGATTCAACAAATTTTGATGTTGAGATTGTTATGAATTTACCACAAGAAGTCGCTCGTAGTATATTGATTAGTAAAATGTATAACGGTGGTTATAAATATATTTTTATGATTGATAGTGACATGACACCAGAAGATATTGATTTAGATACAACAATTGCAACAATGTACAGTCACAATTTATCAGTAATAAGTTGTTTAACAAGTACACGAGGCAAACAACAAAAATTATTATTGTTTAAAAAACATTCAACGATTACATATCCAGAATTAGATGAACGATTGTATAGACCTGGTGAATTAGTTCAAGTATATGCTGTTGGATTTGGTGGATGTTTAATTAAAAAATCTGTGTTTGATAAAATTGGATTGCCATGGTTTAGAACTAATTGGAATTATATAATTCCAGAAACTAATGAACATCGTATAGTTGGTGGAACTGGCATGGGTGCAGATTTTTTCTTTTCTATGAGATGCAATGCAGAAGGAATTTCAATGTTTATAGATTGTGATAATTTATTGCACCATCAAGAACTGCATCCAAAAGTTTCACATTATGGATTAAAATGCCCTGATGAATATACAATGAATCGTATAAATAAAATGATTGGGATTGAGGTTTAACATGGCAGATTTTGCAAAACTAAATGAAGTAAAAGAATTTTTACAAATAACTAGTACAAATGATGATTCATTGATAACAAATATGATCAGTCGAACAACTAAAATGATACAAGATTATTTAGGTCGTAATATATTTAGTCGTACTATTACTGAATTACAATCTGGTGATGGCATGACATCTTTAATTACATTGCGAGAATATCCAATAATTAGTGTCACAACAATACATGATGATCCAAATAGAACATTTGGTAGCGGCACATTGTTAATAAAAGATACAACTACCGTAGAAGGTGATTATATTATTATTGATGAAGATGATCCAGATGGTGAAAATGCTGGTGAAATTTTATGTGTCGATGGTGTGGTATTTTCAAAAGGGGATAAAAATATAAAAGTTGTGTATATTGCAGGATATGCAACTGCGAGTATTCCAAAAACATTAGTGATGGCACAAATAGATTTAGTCGCATTTTTCTTTAGAAATAAAGATATGAGGTTAGGCATTGATAGTTATCGGCTTGGACAATTTAGTGTAAAATATACGCCAAATGATACAGCCAATAATAAATTTGCTGGAGTCCCTGCACAAATTTTAAGTTCACTAGATATGTATAAAGATATTCGTATGTTTTCAACAGAAGGGCAGACTGGAATAAATCGTGGCGGACAATAGTATTTTAAACAATCTATTTACAGATTTGTATACGATCAAAAGAACTGCGTATACAACAACAACTGGTAAAAGTACAAAAACACTTTCAACCATTAGCACAGAGAACCGTGGTAGATTCGAACCATTACGAGGTGATATTGTTACTGGATTTATTGGTCGTGTGCCAAATGCAACACATCGTTTATTTACAAATATTAGTGTAAATATGAAAATAGAAGATATTGTTATCGATGAAGATGCTGTTGAATACGAAGTAAAGTCATTAGAAAAAAGAAAATATTTTGCAATGAACCATCATTTAGAAGTTTTATTAAAAGAACGTAATAGAGTAATATCATAATGACAAAATTAAAAATTAGAATATCAGGTCATACTCAAGTTATTAATAAACTTGCATATGAATTTCCAAATAGATTAAAACAACAAATTGCAGCTGGATTATACGAAAGCACACAAGAAGTTATCACACGTGCAATACCATTAACACCACGACAAACAGGGTCGTTGCGAGCTAGTATGAAAGGTGTTGTTAATACACATACATTGCATGCTGTTGTTTTTGCTGGTGGACAGGCTGCACCATATGCACCATATCAAGAATTTGGAACATACGATAATCGTATAGATGAAAATGACATTGTTGGATTAAGAACCGCATTGAAAAGTGGACTGTTGGTGAAAAAAGGTAGAGGCATTGCACCTAAATTATTTTTACATCGGGGACTAGAACAATCACGTCCTAGAATAATTAATATAATGGAAACTAAGTTGAATACATTAATTGCAGAATTGGGGTTGAATTAAATGTCACAAATCTTATATACAAAAGAAATTGGTGAAAAGATCAGATCATTAATTCACACTGCATTGGTTAGTTCGTTAGGATTGAAATCTGTAAATTTAGGAGACATTTCATTTTATGAAAGTGCTGCTGAATTAAATAGTGTCATTCCTGGTGTGTTTGTTAAACCACAACCAGGTGCTGATATAAAAATTAGAACGACTGATTTACGATATACAGTTACATATACATATAGAATTGTATTTGTAAAAACTTTTGCTGTTGCAGATCTTGTGTTAGAAGATAAGATTGATGCAACAAATGCAATTACAGAAGTAATATTAAATAATAATAGATTGTCAGGATTGACATTAACTAATGCACAAGTAGAACGGATGACACCAACTAATGTTGAATACGAACCTATTGAAGATGGCTTTGTGTTCGCACTGAGTGCAAATTTAGTTGCAAGCGCAGTAACTGTGCAAGTAATCACACACACAAGTACCTCGTAAAAGGAGAACGATTATATGGCTAAATATAAATATGTTGGATCAATAAATAATGTTAGTGTTCAGGGTAAAGGAATTGTTAAACGTGGTGACATTGTGACATTTACAGATGGTGAAATGGAAACAGTTAGTAAAGAAAATTGGACAAAAGTTGAGCGAGTAAAATCATTTGATAGAAAATTAAATGAATTTCCAAAACATGGGGTTCGAGAAGTTCGACAAAAGAAAAAACATATTAATTAATAAACGAGAATAGATAATAGGAGGAATGTAATGGGACAGCCAAATGTAGGTGTTGGAAGTTTTTTAGGATTTGTTGAACAGGTTGGATACACAACAAGAGTATTACCATCGACTAAGTTTTTACCACTGATTGCAGGTGGTGATAGTCTTGCACGAGAAGATGCTCGAATTGAAACTAATGGAATTGATTCTATTGGATACAGTTCATCACGATTTCGTAGAGGTAGATTAGATGTATCAGGTTCTATGGAAGTTGAAATTTTATATGAAGGATTGGAGTTGCTGTTTAAACATATGTTCGGAACCGTAACAACTTCACAACCATCACCATCTTCAGCACCAAATGTATATGATCATACATTTACAATTGCAGATACATTACCAGTTGGATTAACGATGGAAGTTAATCGTGGTGGAACCAGTTTTTTTGTTACTGGTGCAAATGTTCAATCGGCTACAATTAATCAAAGTCTTGAAGCATTTATGACTTTGAATATGGATGTTATTGGTCGAGATTTAGATACCGGTACGGCATCAACTCAATCACAACCAACTGTTAATGGATTTACTGCGCCCGATGTTACATTACAGTGGAATAGTGCATTACAACAAGTGTCTGCATTTTCTGTAACATTAAATAATAATCTCGATGCTGATAGAATTTTTATTGGTAGTAGAAAGCGGAAACAACCTGTTAGAAGTAGTCGTTTAGAAGTAAATGGAAATTTTGAACTTGAATTTGCAAACACAACAATTTTTACTGATTTTAAAAATGCAACAAATCGTTCATTATTGATCAGTGCTGTTGGGGATACCATAGAAGGTGGGTACTATAATTCATTCACGATGACATTGCCATTGAGCACGATTGAAGCAGCACCGATTCAAGTTTCTGATGAAGGTCGAATTACATACACTGCTGATTTTAAATCACGTAGAAGTGCAACATTGGATGAAGCAACATTAGTATTGCGTAATACTGTTACAAGTGTTTAATTTGTAAAGTTACATTGAAAATTAAGGAGCGGTTATGGAAATTGTAATACTGACACAGGGTAGGGGTGACGAGACTGAGATATTTTTTAATGGACAAAAGCAAACGGATTTAATTTTTTTTGAAATTAATGCAAACACAGATCGTTCAAATAAAGTTAAATTAAATCTTATGCGAATTGTGAATGGAAAATATATGCCTCAACATTTTTATGCTGATGATTTAAGAAAATTTGATGAAGCGAGTAAACTAAAGGAGGGTATTGATGTCATCGGAAGCCGAAAAGAACCCAACAGAAGTTAAAGAAGAACCCCCAATTGATGAAAATTCAATCAGAGTATTATTAGGGGAAACCTCAACCGAATTGCAATTTCCAAATGAAGAAAAAAAAATGGAAGTTGTTTGGATTAAAATTATTAGATTTGGCAAAACTAGAAGATTATACTGGTGAAACTTTACAAGAAATGTCAGCATCTGGCAAAAATCGTAGAATCAATGTAATGTTATATTGTGTTTGGTTGGCACTTGGTAAGAATTTAGATTTTAAATTATCATTTGAAGATTTCGGTGACAAATTTACTATAACAAATATTAATGAAGTTGTGACCCTTGTTAATGCAATATTTACATTAAGTGGATTAGATACAAAAAACGTCGTCGGGGCGGACAAGAACGAATAAATAAAAAACTTGTTCGTCCCTCGTATGATTGGCGTAGATTAATTTATGTGTTGAAAACACATCCATTCTATATGTCAATTGATGAAATTGGATCATTAACTTTTTTTCAAGTGAATGCATTATTAAAAGAAAAAAATAAACATCTTACAGATAAAAAGAATTTAATAAAAAAACAAGCTAGTCGATATAGAAAAAAAGTTCAACCAGTATTTGATGTAACAAAATTAATTGATTAAGGATTTATCTTATGGCAAATAATGTAAAAGTAACAATCATTGGTGAAGGTAAAGCGTCTGGTGCTTTTAAAAAAGCTGGTAATAATTTATCAGGAGCAGCTAATCAAATAAATCGTGCATTTAAAAATTTGATTGGATTAGCTGCAGTTACAATAGCAGTTCGTAAGTTAACAATGGAAATGAAAAAAACCATTGCGGTATTTGCTTCTTATGAAACTGGAATTATTAAAATTTCTACATTAGTAAAAGACACTGCTCCTATTTTTAATCAATTGTCAAATAGCATAAAACGATTGTCCATAGAATTTGGTAAAAGTACAAAAGAACTCAATGCTGCGGGATTTGATATTATATCTGCTGGAATTACAGATACCGCACAAGCATTAGATGTATTAACAGCATCAACTAAATTAGCTGTTGCTGGGTTTGCAAATACTGCATCCGCAACAAAAGCAGTTGTTACATTAATGTGTAATGCATCAGATCAATTTAAAAGTGCAGGGGATGCCGCAAATTTTCTTATCACAACACAACGAATTGCTCGTGTAACCGTTGGTGAATTAGCAGAAGCCCTCGGTAAAGTTGTCGGTATTGCAGCAGCATTAAAAGTTAATATGAATCAATTGGCTGGTGCATTTGTTGTCACTCAGGATCTTGGATTAAGTACCGATGAAGTAATGACTGGATTAAGAGCTATAATAAATGGATTAACAAAAACCACTGGTGCTCAGGTTGCAATTGCAAAAAAATATGGTGTTGAATTAGGAGCAGTAGCAGTAGAAGGTGATAATTTTGCAGACACATTAATAAAATTAACAAACTTACATATTGACATTCAAAAACAAATAATTCCAAACATCAGAGCACATTCTACATTAGCAGCAGTTTCAGGAAATGCAACACGATTCATTCAAGCAATGAATGATGCGCTTGATCGTGATGGTGCAATTCAAAAAGAATTAGTGAAAGTCATGGCATCAACCGAATTTAAACAAGCACGATTAAATTCTGCGTTTAAAGTTTTTAGAATTAGAATTGGTGAAGTTGTTGGTTCTAGATATAATGACTTCTTAGATAAATTAACTGCAAATGTAAGTAAAGCTGGTCCGTTGATAAAAGTTTTAGGATCTAATTTAGAAATTGTGTTGTCTGTATTGCAACAGATGATGCCAATTTTAGAAGTATTAGGATTTGTGTTATTAACAGCGACAACAGCATTATCATCATTGATTCTTATATTAATTTCTGGGGCACAAGCTATTGTTGTATTTACACTGTCTGTGACAGAAGCATTTGCCCAAATATTACAACTGATACCGGGTGCTAAAAAACTCGGATTTGCATTAGAACGATCTGTTGGTGATGCAGTTAATAAAATATTACCACTGTTAGTTGATAATGCATTATTGATAGAACAACTTGGTGTTGATTATGCGATCTTGATTGAGCAATTATTAAATTTTTCAAAAACACAAGAACGTGCAAAAAATAAAACTGAACAAACAAATGATGAATTAGACAATCAAGATAAAAAAGTTCAAACGGTAGCTAAATCAGTAGAGGATCTTGATGAAGAATTTGTTTTTCTTACATTGTCTACTGATTCATTTCAAGATGCATTTTCAGATTTATTTCGTGTAGCATTGCGAGATGTTAATGATCTTGGTGATGCAGTTAAAGAATTAGGTAAAACATTAGAACGTGCATTTTTTGATAAACTTGCTAATTTGTTTGTAGAATTATCTTTTCAATTAATTGGAATCACTCAATTATTTAACCGGATGACATCAGCAGCATCAGGAACAAAGTTAGGAAAATTTGCGGCCGGTGGTGGATTATTAGGTGGATTTTTTAGAGCAAAAACTGGCACGACAACCCCAGTAGCCGCAGATCCAATTCGTGCTGAAGCAAAAACTGGCGGTCGTGATAGTGAAATTAATGATGAAACCGAAAAGTTAACAAAAAATTTCAAAGTATTAGGAAAAGCAAAAGATGATGTCATTGATAAATTTGATGAATTTTCTTCGTCTGGTCCAATAGTTGGGTTTGGTAGTGGTGAAAATTTAGAAGAGGCCTTACTTAAAATACCAAAAGTTCCAGAGGATACAATTAAATCTGTTGGCATGTTAACGGAAGGATTGACTTTTGCATCAAATGCTGCACAGAGTTTAGTTCAAGGATTTGATGATATCATTGGTAGCATGGTGAAAGTAACTGCTGTATTTGTTGCAACTGCTGCAATACAGACAGCAACTTCAATTGCAGCATTATTATTATTTGGTGCAGTTAGTGCCTCTATTGGTGCAGCACTATTAGCAATATGGGCTCCATTAGCATTAGCGGTTAGTATTGTTACATTCGGTGCAGCAGCTGCAGCTGGTGCAGCTGGTATTGTCGCAGCAGGTATTGTAGTTGGTCCAACGTTCGAACCTGGTGGTGTGACTGGTGGTGAATTTGTTGGTAATGTAGAAATTGCTCCAGGAGCAAATAATAGACAAGAAGTTTCTGGACTTCCAACGTTCGCACCTGGTGGTGTGACTGGTGGTGGATTTGTTGGTAATGTAGAAATTGCTCCAGGAGCAAATAATAAACAAGAAGTTTCTGGACTTCCAACGTTCGCAACTGGTGGTGTCGTTACTAGTCCAACATTTGCAATGGTTGGTGAAGCTGGTCCAGAGGCTATCATACCATTAAATAGAGTAGATGAATTTTTAGGTTCTGGTAATGGTGGAATGACAAATAATATAAATATAAAAATTGAAAATGCAGACATTTCAAATCCAACTAATATCGAATCGTTAGCACGAAAAATATCAAGAACCATTGGGCTTGAATTAGAAAAACCACGATTTTCAGGAGCTAGACTATAATGGCAACAAACATTAGTATTGTGTATGGAACATTTAATTTTGATAGTGTTGTTGAAGAATGGCAAGAAGTACTAGATGAAAATGTTGATGTTCAAAATATTATAAATCGTAATGGTGTTAGCATTCCTGATTCAACATTTACAGTAGAACGACAACTTAGATTACGCGGAAGTGTTGTTGGTACAGATCTAGATCTTTTACGTACACACTTAGATGCATTACGATCAGGCGTTCGGCAGACTGGAATAAATAATTTATATTTTTATAATGATCGTTTTGTAGAAGCGAAAATTTTACAATATGCAGATCGACCAATACTTGGTAGTGCAGGATTGGCTTGGCAATTTGAATTAACATTCATAAGTCCAAGTGCATTATGGCAAGGGTCGACGTTAAATACATCAGGAGTGATATCACCAGCAACATCACCAGAATTGATACTATCATTGTCCAATGGTGGTAATGCATCAACGCCTGTTGTTATAACAATAGCATCAAGCACAACAAGTGATATCGATGGATTTACATTATCAAATTTAAGTGACGATCCTGAACAAGTGTTGAAATACAGTGGTACAATCGGTGCAAATTCTGCATTGATTATAGATTCGACACAAGCTGAATTGAGTAGAGTGTTAAACAATGGAGTAGATGATTCAAAAAACATTTCTGGAAAATTCATACAACTATTGGCTGGAACAAATAGCATACAATACATTGGCGGGATACAAGCAAACATTACAATACAATGGCGAACTAGGTGGTATTAATTTATGCAAACGTTAAGCGGATTTTTTGTTGAATTTTAAATTCTGATAGAGTATTTTTAGATACTGTTAGAAACCCCACAAAATTAACATGGTCATATGATCGAATGGGTGGTTGTGGAGCATGTACATTAGATGCACCAAAAGATGATCTGGTAGATATCAACGGAAATAATCTTATACAAATTTTACAAATAACCGATGAGATCTATGAAAATAATAAATATGGAACTTATAAATACTATGCAGAAAAATATGGATGGTTTATTCCTGCATTATCACATTGGAAATTGGACGAATTAACTGGAACTACAATTACCGATGTTGTTGGAAATTATACCGGGACATCTTCTATTGATGCTAGCAACATGACAATAAATGGTAAAGTAGGTACTGCATTAAGTTTTTCACAAGCACACACCGGTAGTGCAAATGTAAATGTTAATTGCGGAGATGTTACAGAATTAGATAATACTACAGGATTTTCTTTTTCTTGTTGGTTGAAACAAGAAGAATTGAATCAAACAGTATTCATATTTAATAAAACAGATGGTAGTTCAGATGTTAGAATGTATACACATACCAGTGAGGTTATATATTTTCAAATACGTGGTAGTGGTGCAGATTCTTACGCATATTTTAAATATGATAATCTAGTAACTATAAATGAATTTTTTCATGTGGCCTTAGTTATGGATCTTTCCCAATTACACGATTCAGATAAAGTTAAAATGTATTTGAATGGTGTTCGAATACCATTAACATTCATCGGTGATGCAATGCCAAGCACTACCCCAAATCTTGCAGGAAACGATTTCTATTTAAGTTATATCACGAATGCATGGAATGGTTCAATGGATAATATACACATGTATGATAAACCAATACACGAAACTCAAGTAAAAAAATTATATAATAATGGTAATGGTAATGCATCGACAAATCAGAACACTGTAAAGTATGGAAAAACTAAAGGCGAAGACCTTTGGTATACAGGATATGTTCAAGTCATACAAACATCAGATAGTAATATAAAAGAAAAAACTGTAAAAATTGGTGGACTACGTGATCGATTAGATCGTGTTGTCATTGATGCTGTATATACAAGTACTGAATTGTCTGAAATATTATCTGACATAATGACAACAGTCACGCCATTAGTTAATATAGGATTGGGGACATTTGAAGTAACAACATTCACACCAGATACATTGACTTTTAGTAATGAAACCGCTGATCGGGTTATTCAAAAAATTATTGAACTTGCTGGTGGTTATGAATGGGGTGTTGATCGAAATGGTGAATTGTATTTTCTTACTAAATCAACAACAATAAATCATAGTTTTTTTAAAGGAGTGAATGTTGGATATCATGAGAATGAAGATGATTTTCAAGCCATTAGAAATTCTATTTTAATAATTGGTGGTAAAGATGAAAACGATCTTGTGTTTAAACCAGCAGCAATTGAAGATGCAGATTCAATTGCTACATTTGGTACACGACAATTGATTGTGCAAAATAGTTCGGTTACAACACAAGCTGTTGCGACACAATTGGGCACATCATTATTATCAGATTTATCTATTAGAGATAGACGAGGTTCTGTTGGGCTACCACCAAATAAAAGGTTGATTGAAAAAACAGTTCCATTAGGATTGCTAGCCGTCAATGATGGGGATACGGCAGTGCCGTATGGTACTACTATTACATATGGAAATAGTACAAAGTATGGTGGTGCGTTTGGTTATCAGATCGAATCGATTAGTTATACATTAATTGGAGATAGTGTAATAACATCGATTGAATTAGGTCGGCCATTAACTGGATTGACAGATCGTTTAGCACAATTAGAATTTACATTAGATCAACAAAGACAGAATATAACATAAGGAGTATCATATTATGGCATCATATCCAAGTGCAATTAAAGCATTTTCAACATTATCTGATGATGTAGATGATGTATTAGCAAGTCACCAAAATGATCGAGGTGATGAAATAACTGCAGTTGAAACTGAACTAGGTACGAATCCAAAAGGTACAGATGCTGATGTTAAAACTCGATTAGATCGATTGGATGGTGATGCTAGAATTAAAACATGGGTGAGTTTTAATGGAAGTGGTACAGCTGCTATCAATGATAGTTTTAATGTTGCATCATTAACTGATAATGGAACCGGTGATTACATACTTACATGGGATGTTGATTTTGCAAATGTAAATTATGCAGTTGTAGGAAATGCGAGTCAAGAGCGATTTTGTAGTGAACAAACTGGTACACGAACTGTTGGAACATATAGATTTCTAACACTATACCCACAAGGAACTCCAACAGATTCTGTT